GCTGTTGGAAGATAAGCTTCCTGTGTCAGCCTGTCTCCGTAGAAGGAAAGTATATCTCCCATGTAAGCGACAAGCTCAACTAGCATCACACCGAAGTCACCTTCAGAAGATGTATCCCAGTCCGGCATAATTACTGAAGCATAGTTGAGCATGGAACTTACAAAGCCATACCAGTCCTTCGATGTGTAGTCTATGGTAGATGGCACCTGCAGTACGGGATAGTACGCTGGATTAGGTTCTGTTTGCAGTGTAGGTGTAGTCATTAGTTTCCTGTCACCGTACCTCCCACGAGTACTGTAGCTGTCTGAGTCGGCGTAAACGTCGGGTCATTTGATGTAATAAAGTCAACAGAGATGTTGTCGATTCCCTCCGACGCTGAGTTTACAATGGGTGTAACGCTGCTGACATTGATAGATGGTTCCCATACCTGCAATGCCGCTGCTGTATCTGTAGCTATCTGGTCAACATCTGCTGCCAGGTCAGGAGCAAAAAGAAAATCGGGCAAAGGCACACCATAAGTAGGCTGCATTACTCTCTCACCTGGAGGAGTTCCCACTAAAGACTCTACTCTCTGCGTTGCTATGACATAGGGATCTGAAGTAGTGGCTATGCTGCCCTGTGCTGTAAGAGCAAACGGATTCAGGAAATTTGAGGCCATATTTTTCTCAGTATATGTAGACAGGGCGGTTAATATCCCCGCCGGTGAATTGCGCCAGAACATATGTCCCGACTGTCGGCACGTTATCTTTAATCAAGTATGTCATAGGATCAGCCCAGTTAGATATAGCAGTGCCCATAACCTGAGGTACATGCATCTGCACCCTGCTTTCTCCCAGAGGATCATCTGTGTTATATACTACAGCGCCGTAAATTCCCAGCCATACTTTAGTCGGGTCCTGCCCTACTGTCGGAAGAGTCTTACCCATATGCGCTCACCGAACCGTCATAGATCACTGACTGATTATTAGAGATCCACTGATCATTTTTCAGTGAGCATGTTACAAACTCAGGTGTTACCTTTGTCGTGTTCTTGATGTGAGGTACCACACCAGAAGAATTCCTCATGATCTGGCACTGAGATATGTACTTGTCTTCCACCGTGTAAGTAGATCCTGAAGACTTGAGCACATGGTCAGCAGCAGTGACTATCCAGTAGCCTCTGGTATCTTTGGGCATCTGAAGTCCGTCCAGATAGATGAGCTTACCTGGATACAGAACAGCAGTGCCGAAGAGTTCTGCTCTTGCGCTGATCCACCACTGGTTGAAGTTTTCCCACGCCTGCACAATATTCTTAGCCTCATTGACAGAGGTAACGTACCTGTCTGATTTTATCTGCGTTATTGTTGGCGAGTTAACTGTAGTGGCTGTAACGTCAAAGATGCTGCCTGACTGCTTGTCTATCCCGTAGATAGATCTGTAAGCTATAGCAGCGCCAGGAAGATTATCTCCCTCATTCATGTCAAAGTCCCGCATGGTATCTATCTGAGTGAACATTTTATCCATGCGGAAAGAAGGAACTGACTGACCCGTGCTGCCCTTGAGAACAACAGCAGGATCAAGGAAGTACAATGTGCCACCTGATACCCAGAATCTGTAGCCTACTCTGTCTGCTATGTGATTCAGGAAAGCAAAGTCGCTCATATTTCCCTGAGTTTCATAAGGCAGAACCCAGTCTGTCTTTGTCAGCACCGCACGAAGGCCGTACTCTGAGGCAATCTTCTTAGCTATGTAAGTTGGTGTTGCTTCTCCCCACTGCCTGTTCTTATCTGTGTTCATCGGCTTTGATGTGCCAATGCAGCAGTAAGTTATCTGCATAGCTTTTGAGCCGCTGTCCGCATTCTGCGCTACGTTGTGATGATTGACGTAGCCATACCATGTCTGTATGTTAGATGATCTTCTGCCCCATATGATTCTCACCGGGGCATTGTCAGGCCATAGCTGCATGTTATTGACGCCAGTATATGTACGAGGGTATTCTATTCTGATGAAGAACAGATCATGCTTTCCCCACTCCTGCCGCAATTCTGTATCCAGAGGCTGAGGACTGCCGATTAATTTCTCGTTGACATATACAGCATAGACAACCGGACCTAAAGGATTAGCCATTTGGTATTCTTATCTGTGTGCTGACCAGAGATGACAGGTCATTCCAGTCCACTATCTCAGGATTAGCATCAGCAAATCTCCACCACTGAGTAGCATCATTGTAAAATGCATAGGCTATGGTATCTATCCTGTCCATGCCAGTCACGGTGTAGTAAGTGTAATTAAATGTATAACTTTCAGCATCAGAGGGAACTATTACCTGAGCGCTGGTGTTATCCGGGCCAGGAAGAATTACTATGTTGCTGTCTGAGTATCTACTATCGCTTGAGATCACAGCTCTTCTCCTATCCTAGCTGGTGGATTCAGCAAGAAGTCTATTGCTTTTTCAAGAAGATCGAGGTTGTCGCTGCTGATCATCTTCCCGACTTTCCTGCATTAGATGTTGATGGCAGCACACCAATGGGTGTAGGCGCTGTACCTGAGGGAGTAGGGGCAATACCAGGGGCAGTTGTGCCAGCGGTTGAGACATTTCCTGGCAGCATGTTGAATGACACATCAATAACACATCTCATAGGAACCATGTACTGAGTCCAGTGTGTTATCTGCACATCCCACTCTGTTATGTACCCGTAGTAAGACAAGTTAGCTGTTGACCCGAAGTAAATGTACGAAGGTATCATCTGCAGTACTCCCTCATACCCGAGAAAACTGCTGCCCGCACCAGCATTCGGAACAGTTACAACTGTTCCCCCACTTGAATTGTATCCTACAGTCATACCTGTGAACTGCTGCATGGCAAAGATATCTGACAGCACACCCACCGAGCCAGGATCAGACGCATTGCCTGATGACGATTGCCCGGCTACCGCTCCAGTTGACTGACCAGCAGAGTTGTAAGATCCCCATAATTCATATGTCCTGTCAAATAACAGGGAGAATTCCACAGTCTGATTCAGCGGGACTCTAAGGTCAGATGTATCATTAGCATTCGGGAAAAGCAGTGATGCTGCAACACCTGGAGTTGACATAGAGTAATCAGCTTCAACTGTTGAGGGATTGTACAGGAAATTAACCTGAGCTTTCCCCGAAAATCCTGAGATGGGTGTATCCCACACCATCTTACCGCGAGTTAAAGGACCATTAGCGCTTCCCTCAAGCGGGAAGGCAAGAGTGTAAATTCTCTTGTCAAATGGTGGCTGTGTGAAGGGCGCTGAGCTAGCCATTCTTATGCCCCTTACGTATAGACTCGTAGATGTCTTCGTCTTCCAGCCACTTGGTAAAGCTCTTGGCTATCTCCCTGCCAGAAGCTGAAGCATCTGATCCTGTGCTCTTTACGGTAATCACCACTGAATTGTTACCGAAATTAAGATTAGTATTTCCCTGCATCTGATTTTGCTGACCGGGCTGAGTTGTCATATTATCCAGGTTAGACCAAGGAGTCTGTGCTGGCTGAGCTTGTATGGCTTTAAGTATACTCATCGTCTGGGCATTGTTAACTATCTGCCCGCCTTTACCGCCAATCATAAGCTCAGGACCACGCTCACCAACAATAGACATATTACTGCCGATCATACCTCCAGCAGCATACCATCCTGCAGATTCTTCATGCGCCCACGCACCAGCGGGATTACCGTAGCGTCCTTTAATGTACTCAAGGCCCCATGTTATCTGAGAACCAGCATTTGATTTTCCTCCCATGCTTGGTGGCCGTCCAGCTAAGGGAAGTTTAGATGCTGGCAAAGCCTGAGGGATACCGTAAGCTCCGGAGGCATTTCTGGCTGTATTACTCCAGCTAGATTCTCTCATCCACAGCAAGTCAAGGTCAGACCACTGCTGTCCTGTCCAGCCGTATTTAGCAGCAAGCATCTTTGCTATTGCCATGTTCTTTGAAGCTGATCCGCCTGGATTAGTGCTAGATGCTCCAGGGCCTCCTGTTCCTGAGCCACTTGCTGCCGCACCATATCCCGCACCAGAAGCCAGACTCACTCCTCCAGTACCCCCGCCAGAAAGCGCAGAACTTATAGCATCAGCTTCCTCAGTAGAACCATAACTTCCTCCGATGCCCATACCAGAATTTCCTACAAGACCTGTACCTGACATGGTATTAGATCCTGCTGAAGCAGCAGAACCAGATCCACTGACTGCCAGTGATCCACCTCTTCCCGTAGGTCTTCCTGCATGCTGCCATTCTTTAGGATTATATCCGATGACCTGAACATTCGCGCCGGTATACGGAGCCTGAATAAGCTGGTTGTCGCTGATCATAAGACCTACGTGACCTGGAGCCTGGTAAGATCCATCAGAACCAGCCATGAATACAAGGTCACCTTCTCTTGCAGAACCGGTAGGAATTGATCTGCTCTTTGACAGAGCAGCCCACTGAGCCTGAGAAGTTCTCGGCAGATTCACGCCAGCTTGCTTGTATGCCCACTGCACTAGACCAGAACAGTCAAACCCTACTCCAGGTAATTCATCGCCGTAAACATATGGAACACCTATCTGGCTTTTAGCTGCATGAACAGCTTCAACAGACTGACCTGTTACCCCGCCGCCAAGCTGCTTATTAGATGATGCTGTTGTCTGCAAACTCTGTGAAACAGAAGCAGCGCCACCTCCCACAGAAGCTGGGTGAGTATTACTGCTTCCCCATTTCGCACTGAAAATTTCTTTCAGCAAATCACCAAGATGCTGTTCAGGCTGCCCCGGAAGATTCTGCCCCGAAATTGTGCGAAGACTGCTGCCAACAGAAAGACTCTTGCCTACATTACCGCCTATCATATGACCAAGTAACGCAGCAGCACCTATCGGGCCAAGAAATGCAGCACCAGCACCTAATGTAGCTGCTAAACCCCCACCTCCAGCAGCCCCGCCAACAGCACCCGCAGCACGTCCAGCAGCGGCGCCTAATGCACCACCAGCGCCACCGCCAAGGAGTTTGGAGCCAAGTATTGCCGCACCACTAAGACCGAGCAGAGAATTACCGAAGTTCATTCCTGATGCTACCCCGGCGATTCCTCCAGCACCTCCTATGATTCCGTTAGCGTGCATAGTTGTCATCAGCGCAGAAAGATCAGTGTTGAACTGAGCAAGTAATCCAGCAGAAGTTTGCAGCGCAGTGTTGAATCCATTAGCCACGTCAGCAT